TCTACGGCCTGGACCAACACAAATCAGCTGAGTATGTGCTGATCAATCCCATCATCACCAACTGGAGTCACGATCAATACAACTACAGTGAAGGCAATGGTGTTATGCAAAACAGCATGACCATAGCGTATGAAACTGTGAAATATTATTCAGGTGCAGTGGGCAATATTCGACCCGATGCCAATATTCAAGGCTTTGCTGATCCTGCTCACTACGATCAAACGTTGAGTCCAATCAGCCGACCAGGATCTCGAGCCACGGTATTTGGCCAAGGCGGTTTGCTGGATGCAGGAGGTGGTATCTTGGAAGATCTAGAAAGTAAAGGTGTGTTGGGACTTATTGGTGCAGCACAAAAAGCTGGCACAGCCTACAACACATTCAAGGGCAAAAATATTGCAAGCCTGGCTGTGAATGAAGCAACAGCACTGGGCAAAAATGCCATCCGAACTGGTTCATTGCCAGGTGCAGTGAGATCAGTACCGGGCCGCTCAACTGGTATGTTCTTCCCAACACCACAAACCCCACCAACCAACACAAGATAATCATGGCCAGTATCAATTACGAAAACACCAATCTAGATCAAACAGTACGAGTGTTTGATGCATTTTATGAATATGACGTGGATGTTCCTGCGGCTGAATATGATGTGGTCAACAGCTTTTTCAAATCAGTCATGACCACACGACTGGCAGCAGACAATTTTACGGTGAGCTTGTTCAAGGTGGCACAAGACACAAAAATTCCAGCCCTGACCTTGTTGCAGGCATTTGAAGGTGTGTCGGGCATGAATCTCAATGTTAGTATGGCCTACTACCTGAACACTATCAGAAATCGTGCTACCTTGCTGGGTGTGGGTGTGCCTGTGACTGCAAACTTTTACGCTGCCAGAAACGTGGTTCAATAAAGGTTAGGCATGTATGGCTAACTTTTCAAAAGGCATTTTTCAAGTGAGAAATGCAAAAAAATATGTGGGTAATCGACCCCCGACCTGGCGCAGCAGCTGGGAACAGGTGTTCATGACATTCCTGGACAACAACGACAATGTGCTGCAATGGGGCTCAGAGTGCGTGGCAATCCCGTACCGTCATCCACTTGACGGCAAAATGCACAGATACTTTCCGGACTTTTTGATCACTTATCGTACCCGAGAAAATACCATGCGAGCTGAACTGATCGAAATCAAACCCAAAAATCAAAGCGTAATCGAAAGCAAAATGAACAGTCGTGATCGCACTGTGGTAGCCATCAACTATGCCAAATGGGCTGCGGCCACTGCCTGGTGCAAAACACAAGGGCTGACCTTTAGAGTTATAACGGAAAACGACATCTTTCATCAAGGCAGCAAACGATAATGCCCGGCTGTGAAGCCACTAAATAGGGTATGACAAAACGTTTAGAGGAGTTGTTCGATCTCCCACCATCCGCGGCAGAAATCAACGCTGAAGTTCCTACCATCACAGTCAACCAAGCACTGCTGGCCGAACTTGATCTCACCATTGACAAGGTCGACAATGCCCTTCCAGCAGTGCGTGGACTAGATGCCACTGACGCCGAAATGGATGAGCTGAGTGACATGGCCAAGGGCAGCTACAAAGATCTCATGGATCTTGGCATGCAGATAGACAGCCGCTTTGCCAGCGAAATCTTTGGGGTGGCCAGCAACATGCTGGGCCATGCTATCACAGCAAAAACAGCCAAACTGGACAAAAAACTCCGGATGATCGACCTGCAGATGAAAAAAATGCGACTGGATCAACAACAACAAGCACTGGATTCCAAGGTTGCAGAGTCAGGTCTAGCACCTACACAAACTGCTGAAGGCATGATTCTGAGCCGTAACGATTTGCTGAATCGCATTCTTGGTAAAGACCAAATTGCTGAAAAAGAATAAATATACAACAGGATACCGAATATGAAAAAACCATTTGCAAGATACCTAGCCGAAAGCGAACGCACATACAACTACCGTATCAAGGTGGTAGGCGACGCGCCCGCAGGCTTTTTTAAAGATCTCAAGGCCAAGTGCAACCAGTTTGACATTGTCAAAATGTCTGACGCCAAAACTGCACCAGTGCGCCGAGCAGTTCCGGACTTTCCGGCTTTTCCCAATCAGCCCATGAGTCTAGTTGATGTGGAGTTTCGATACCCAGCTATTGAACCACAGATCAAACAACTGGCACAACTGCTGGGCCTGGATCCCAATCGTATTGTCATGATGACCACACCCTATGAACAAAGCATGGATGAGGAAGCAGCCAAGATTGAAAGTCAAAACAAAGACCTGTTAGACGATCCCACATATCCTGCAGATGATGCACAGCAACGTGCGCTGAAGAAGGACTATTCAACTGGCCCATATGATCACGTGGTCCTGAAGAATGCTTACCGTAGCAGCTTCACTATTGCTGGTGACAAAACGCCGCCAGCAAAGACCACAAACGAATTAGCACAGGGTGTGAAAAGCCCAATGACCAATATCAAGCGTCAACCCAAGCCAGCCACTGGCGCCAACCCAAGAGGATAATACAATGAGTTTCTTTTACGACCTAAACAAAAAACTAGATGGCATCCGTGCCACCCCCGAAGTCACACACAAGCAATTGAATGAGCGTGATCTTAAAGGTGCATCAACTTCCGCGTTAAAAGCTGCTGTCGGAAAAGATAGAGAGGCTGATAAAAAATCTGGGGTACCAGCTAATTATTCAACTAAACAAGTCAAAGACGAACTCAAAACACGTGATGTTGAAGAAGGTATGAGCCGTGCTGCCAAAGGCTACGAAAAATACGGCAAACCAGGCATGAATGCATTGCGAGATGGTGGCCTCCGTGGTGATAGTGAAAAAGAAATGGACGCTATCCGCGCCAAGTATGACAAGTATGACGACAAAGACGAGTTGAATGAACTTTCAAATAGCCTGGTAAATGCAGTGGCCAGCAAGCGTTATGCTAACGACAAGGGTCGCAGAGCTTATTATGACGCTGGCGGCCGATCCTCTGCAGAATCTCCTGAACAAGACAGAAATATAGCATTGAATCAGCGCCGCGATGCTCGTCAAGCAAAAGATGGAACAGCTACAGGTCTGAACAAGATAAAGAACGTAGCAAAGGGCGTGTTAGCTCCATTAGCGCCTTTGGCGTCAATGGCAGGTTTTGACGAAGGTGCCCACAGCCAAGACGCTATGGAACTGAATCCAGACTTTGCCAAGATAGGCCAAAAGCCAGGCGTCATGGACCGTGTGGCCCAGGGTGCAAAAAAGCTAGCTGATTTTGTGGCACCCGGTGACGAAGAATTGCTAAACCGAGGGCGCACAGGCAAGATTGTTGGCGCACGCCAACCTGTCAAAGAAAAAATGTCACCAGGCAAGGCCAAGAGTTTTGCTGCACTGGCACCTCCAGAACACAAGATCACTTTTGCTGACAAGATTGCCGGCGCCAAAAAAGAAGTTGACGAAATGCTGGGCGACGTTGCTGCTGAAGCCATGAAGAAGGCACTGGGCGGCGGCCGTGGTCGTGAGCAAGAAATGGACGAAGCCAGCACTGGCAATGCGTTTGACTACAAAAATTTCAAACAACCTGAAAAACAAAAACCCACCAGCTTTGTTCACAAAGGCACATACGGCACTGAATATGATGGCGACCGAGATGATGCCAAGGCAATTCGCACAAAGAAACAGGCCGCAGCAGATGCTGGACAAGGCTCACGTGGTCGTGGTCGTCCCAAGAAAGGTGCATCAGTGGACACAGGCGAAGTCATGAAGCCAGACTTCAGTGCATTTGGAGACAAGGTCAAAATAAAACCATTTGCCGGCAAAATCACCAAGCACAAGATGGTAGGTGAAGACGATCTGGATCCAAAAGACCAAGGCGAATACGATCAAGAAGGCGACATGGCCAAGGACAGTATCAAGACTGTGGTGCGTCATGCACAGGCCTTGGAAAAAATACTGGGCGACAATGACAACCTGCCAGAATGGGTACAATCCAAGTTGGCCAAGATTGAAAGCATGATGACTGCTGTGGATGACTACATGCAGAATCAACAAGACGACATGGATGGCGACGAAGAACCCATTGCTGAAAAAGCAGTGAGCAAAAAGCAACAACGCTTTATGGGCATGGTGAGTGCTGCCAAGAAAGGCGAAAAGCCTGCGTCAAAAGAAGTTGCTAAGGTGGCCAAGACAATGAAAAAAGGTGACGTAGAAGATTTTGCCAGCACCAAGCACAAGGGCCTGCCAGAAAAAGCAGCCAAGAAAAACAAAGAAAAAGATGTTGAAGAATCAACCACTAGTGGCTCAGTAGCCACAAGTACAGCAGCGCCCAAGGCCTCCAAAGGCGCCGGTGGGTTCACATTTGGCAAAGGCATTTACGACAGCTTGAATCGCGAACTTGAAGGCATGATTGCTGAAAGCATGAGCATGAACATGAGCATGAACAACGATGGCAATGGACCAACACGCAGCCTAACAATCACAGCAACAGATGAAGATGCCACACGCTTGGCTCAGTTGCTGAAATCTGCAGGCCTTGGCGGTGACTCCGGTTCACAGGGAACATGCAGTGTGTGTGGTGGCTCCAGTTGTGGTTGCAACACCATGGACGAAAGCTACGGCGACGACGTGGTATCTCAAAACGCACCTGATTATCCAACCAACACTGAAACAGCACAAGACAACTTTGGATACCCAGGTGGCTTGAACAAGCCCAAGAGAGATGTTGCTGGTGATGGTCAAACTACAGTTCCTGTCACAGCAGTTCACACACAAGAACAAGATGCCTTGCATCGCATGATGGAAATGGCTGGCATGTCTGCTGCGGGTGGTGCATCTGCCGGAGACTATATTGATTATGTGAGTGCTAGCGGCGAACAACCGCCGGAAGACTTGATCATGCAAAATGGTGTGGAATATGATCCTGATACCAATGTTATCTCTGTCAGAAACGCCACCTCCCTGGCCAACACTCACAGAGCAATAGCAGCAGCTGGTTGGAAAAAACAAGCAGCAGGGGCTAGACCAAACCCAGCAGCCGCAGGCCAAGCAATGCAGGCTGGCGATACTGCGTATCAGCTGGGTGAGCAAGATGCCATTGATAGAATGATGGAAATGGCTGGAGTCAAGAAAAAAGAAGTTGACGAAGAAAAAACCGACGAAGGCAACAAGTTCACTGGCAATTTGACCAAGGCTCGTGCTGATGGAAAAAAAGAAGCT